CGACTCTAGAGCTGCACCCCGCGGGGGTATCTGCAGTTCCCGGATAGAGCGGTCCGTGGACTCTTACCTGCTTCCCCAACATCCCCACCGCGTTAGCGGCCCTCCCCAGGGGCGTTGGAGTTGCGTGTTCTTGCGTTCCGACCTGCACAACCGATACGGTGGTTGTGGCACCGCGAACCGACGCGGTGGGACGACAAGCCCTACCCTCTAACCCCCCATCCAGACCAGGTCTTCGGCGTGGTAACGCCTCGAGTGTGCCTCGGTTGCGAGCATCCCGATCGTGACTGAGTCCCTACCAACCTTACCAGGCGGGAGCCACAAGTCGTACCCGATCGCATCCGCGACAGCTGACGAGACAACGGATCCCATCGCCCAGTCGGCCCAGCCCTTCGGCTTGAGTCTTCCCGTGACCCAGTCGAACCACACCCCCCTACTCCACCCTGACCACCTACTGCGCACCCGTTCCCGATCCTGAGGCTCGAAGAGCTGGCTCACCGCGTCCCACCCCTGCCGCATGAGTTCTCGCAGCACCGCTGGGAGGAAGATGTCATCCACCGCCGTCCTCGGAGGGGCGACGTTGACGAACTGTCCATGCAGCAGGTAGGGAACGGAGGGAACCTCGACCCGCTCGACGCGTACGCGAGAGTCCTCTTCCGCTGACCACGAAGTACCCTGGACCCCAGTCAGCATCGCGTCGGCAGCTGCTGCAGCGACTCGCCTGTCGCGGAAGATGCCACCGTGCGACCTGACGTTGTCCGTCGCGACTCTGCGAACCTGAGGGGGTACCTTCTCGGCGGCCGTGAGGGCCACTCGACGTGTCTCGAACGCAGCTTCGGGAGAGATGTTCTCCTCGATGAGGCGCCGCCACCTGGTGCTCCTCGACACTTCGAACCCCAGTCCACCCACAGCCTTCGGGGTGTGGAGGAGGTCCTCGACGTGCTGCCGAGGGACACGAGTGAAGCCGCAGACGTCGCGGATGGCGTGTTCACGTACTACGTCGAGAGGGCAGTCTCGCTGGACCAACCGAGACCACGACGACACCGTGGACTGCACCGTCATCTTCCCGCCCGCCCACGCGTTCGCGTAGTAGAGCGAGGGGATGGCACGCGCAGCGTAGCCGGTGACCCGATCCCGAGTGACGACGAGCCGGAGGAACTCCGTTCGCTTCTCAGAGACGAAGAACTTCCCCGGGTTGACGGGCAGGACACGCATGTACGTCTTGACGAGCGTGACCGCGGCGTTCCACGAGTGCACGAAGATGAGGTCGTCGTCACCCTGCAGAACCAGCTCGTCCACACCAGGCATCCGGCCCCCCGTGACTAGGGTGATACCGATGAACTCGACGTAGTTGACGAGCGTACCCAGAGCGGACGTGAGTGCCCATCCCGACAGGAGACCGCGGATGTGCCGCCAGGTGTACCCCTCCCAGTTGACGGACGCACGCTGGACCCGTTCGATGATGATCTCAGTGATGCGAGCATGGACCTCGGGTTCCGGTGACTTCTTCCTCGCTGCCTCAGCCAGCATGCGGATCATCGAGACGAGCAGTGACATCCACGGAACGTGGTCGAACTTCGACTGGTCGATGGGCACCGCCACCGACTTGCCAAGCTTGTTCTTCCACATCCGCCACCGCTCGAGCTGCTGGACCCGCTTCCCGAGTGTAGTGGGGAAGACGGTTTCCAGTGCCTCCTCGACACCTTGACACACGAACTTCATCTGCAGGTAGAGATCCCAGTCACTGGAGACAGTGTTGCGCGTCTTCGTGCGCTCACGCTTCGGGTTGACCCGGTTCTGCGGCTCAGCGGTAGAGAACAGGTCCCGCACGAGCTCCTCCCTCGACGACGCGAGGTAGGTTGAGAACTTGGTACCCTTGCTGCCTCCCAGTTTCACACCCGTTGACGCCCCGTTCGCCAGCCAGCGGGACGGAGTTCGTAGGAACTCGTCGATGCCAAGCTGGTCCCTGAACTCGAACTGCTTCCGAGCCACCTCGCGCAACCCCTCCTCCACAACCCTGCGCGTGTCCGAGTT